CATTTCGCCAAGTTTGGCTTGTTCTTTCCTAAAACCGAATTCCTCGCGTTTTAAACCAAAGTCCCTCTGCTCTTTCGCAAGATCCGCCGCCTCTTTTGCCGCTTTGGCTTCTTCTTTCATTTGATCGAGCGCGCCAATTGTGCCGACGGAGTATTTTTTAGCCGCCGCAACCGGATCGGGAGCGCCCATTATATTCGCCTGCGCGGTATCCCAAGTCTGGGGATGTACAACGCCCATTTGCCGGTCAGTATTATGGAAGTCAAAGAAATTTTTTACATCTTCCGGGGTTTTAACCGAATAAAGACCACCGGCGATTAACTTGTTCGTATCATCAACATGGCTTTCCATATCTTTTCTTTTAGCTAATTCCTGCGCCTGTTGCGCCGCCTGTAATTTATAACCTTCTTGGTAATCTTGAGGCATGATCAATTTCCCAAGTTCGCCTTGGGTAAGATCCGGTTTGTTTTTATAAGCGTCTGAAATAATGCTTCGTAATTCCCGGCCTTGGTTTATGTCATCTTCAAGTTTTCCAGCAGTTAATTCGGCGACCTTATTTCGGGCCATAGTGCCACGCATTTCAACGCCTTTATTAAATCCAGAAAGTAAGCCTATATTTTCATCGGGCGCGGCCACGGCTCCTATTCTATAATCGACTGGCATAATTACGCATTCCCGAAGTTAAAATAGTCCGATAAATCCCCAGCTGGCTTTTGAGTCTCGCTTCCCGATGAACTATTCATCCATTGGTTTGCCTTTCGGCCCAAGTTATAGGATGTGCTCGGCTGTTGTTGTCCGCCACCCATCATTGAACCACCGGCGGCGGCTCCTGCCGGCCCTGCCAAATAACCACCGATAGCTTCACCGGCCATCTCGCCAACCTTGCTATATTCGCCAGCTGTAATATTTCCAATATTTGTTAATTTGGCCGCCTCAACATTTCCTTTATCGGTAGCGGTATTTGCCATGTTTGTTCCATAGGTTCCGTAAATATTGCTTAAATTGCTCGCGGCATTTTGGCCCATAGATGACATATTTTGCAGGCGAGTGTATCTGTCATTTAACCGGGAGCGCGCCGCATTGTAGCCAGTTAAATCTTGATTGAATTGGTTGGCGTAATTGGTCTGTTGCCGGTTGAACATATTTTGATATTCTTGCGAACCTTGGCCTTGATTATATTCCATCAGTTTCTGTGCGGCGGCAGGGGAGTATTGACCACCCGCGCCTTTTGCTAAACTTGCAAGAAGCGCTTTCTGGCCCTCCTGCATTCGGAATTGATATCCGGGATCCTGTTCCATATTCGTTGAGCCGGGCATTTGAGCCGAAGTTTGGAAGGCGCCGGGATCGAATCCGCCTGAGTTCAATAAATCGTTTAAATTTCGGGTTTGTTCTAAACCCATGTCCGCATAGGGTTGCTGATAACCAGCGGTTTGTCCAAGGGCATCGGTTAAATAACCCTGAGACTCTTTAATTCCTGCCTGTTGAGCGCGCGCCGCGCCTTGTGCGGCATGACGTTTTGAAGCGCCGCCTCCGGTCACAACATCTTCCAAAAAAGTTCCAGCTTTATCCCAAATACTAGCCATAAAATAAAATTCCTTTATTATTTATGGATTCAGGATTTAAACCCGGTCGCCCGGTAAAGGAAAGGCAGAATCTTTATTAAATATACACTTTATTGTTCGACCAAATAAAATCCACTTATGGAAATATCATTTGAAGAAGCAGACCAACTTGGAGTATATATTCCGCCGGGATCCTTTTGAATAAATCCAGACCCTATGTTTATTTTAGTATTAACATCATTTGCTACGCAGAAACCCTCGGCGAGTGCCGGGAATGGCAGATCGCAGTAAGTCGTTCCAGCAACACTGGCTGTACTTCCGCCGTTGGCACTTATATATATCGATAAACCAAGGAAGAATCCAAACCGGTAATATTCCGCAGTAATTATTGGATTTCCGGTTGTAGTCAACCCGGTAAAAACCGGAATTGAAACGCCCTGTATGTTATTAATCGGCCCTAAAACTTTATAAAGATCTTCAAACCATCGGCGCCAAGTAAACTGGTTGTTGGGAATATCCATATCGATCGGCGGCTTGCCAACATTCCCTTTCATGAGTCTGGTCATTCGCTAATTTCCTCTGCGGTAACCCATGCGCCAATTAAAGGAGAAGGAATAGGATCGGTTATGGTTAATTCAAAAACCCTATTCCTTGACATTCCTAAACGCCAAATATTCGCGGCCCGGTAATATTCACCCATTTTTCCAAATTCAAACCAAATTTCATCAGACCAAGTATAACCGGCGTCATCGCTAAAACGAAGCATCGCCACTGGGTTTGAACCTTGCCCTATATTTAATCCATAACCAAAAAGCATATCAAAAGAAATCCTTGAATAAGCCACGCGGTTTTGTTGGCTATGCAAATGCGGAGCCACGCGCCGCCGCCAAAGGGGAGCGCCTGCATCATCATTAATATTTAACGACGCCAGATATATTTTTCCACTTTGCCAATCGCCAATAAAATTCTGGTTATTAAAAAAGGCATGACACTGAGCGCGATCACGGTTTTCAATGCCTCTGCTAGTATCCCAAGACGCTCTTTCATGCCAAACGCCCTCTTTTAAATCATATCCGAAAGTTTTATTTCCAGTAGGGAAACTGACTATATAAAAATCATGGCCAGCCTCATGATATACATAACCAGAGGCATCGCGAATTGTACTTAACTTATTCAAAAAATATTCAATGGGCGTGGTACTTATGCGCACCGGGGCCGAGCCATCAGTCCTATAAATACTTCCATATCCGTTCTGTGAGCCACCCACGAAATAAATGGTATTTAAACCGAGCGCTAAAGAATCCGGAGCAACACAACCAATTTCAAAAGTAGTATTACTCATCCGTGTATAACTGAAAGGAGTTAGTGCGGCATCATACCAAACCTCGTAAGATTTCGGCCCGAACACAAACACGTTTTGAAGGTTAGCAACCAACCCATTTATAAATTCGGAAGTAGTATCTGATAACCCAAACGCTAAAGGATCGAAGGCAGGGAATAAAATATTATCCGGATTCCATTGATAAATACGAGTTGTGTTTATTTCATTAAATAAGAAATATGAATCTTGGTAAGTAACTGTGGAACTGATTGGAATTCCTGCGGCGGCTATAATGGAGAAGGTATTTGAAGTTAAATCAAAGAAATAGGATCTTGCTCCGTCGACCAGCATTATTCTAAAACCGTTATCGGCCATTTGAACCATGCCATCGGTCGTTAATAAACTGCCATATAAAGTATAAGTACCATTAACAAATAATTCATAAAAACCATTTCCAACAACTGCAAACAATCTTTCAAAACCACGGAGAACATACATTCGGCGCGTGTAAACGCCAAAAGGCGGAGTAATATCCCATTTGACTTGTTTGCCGGGAACAGGAATTAACCATTTTTTAGACTCGGAATTCCCATCTTCAGAAGTTTCCAAATAATAATTCACGCAACGTTGGCAGTCGAGTCTTAGAAACGGATGGTTATAGGACGGCCCAATAAAACCGAACTCTGCGCCTTGAATACTCACGGGAAGTCTCCGCGATAAATATTATATGAACTTCTTAAACCCTGTCTGGTAAGCGCCGGATCGAGTGGGACGGGTTGTTCCAACTGCTGATTATTTACCGATTTTACAACCTGTTTTAAACGCATGGCCTCTTGAATGACCATTCCATCAAGTTGAATCCTGTATTCAGGCGCCAGTTTAATCGCCAATTGATAACGCAACATATCCGCGTAAGAAGGGGGTAAAGCGACTTGTGAAGCTAAACTTGCAAGTGCCGCCAGAGGCACGTACATAACAAGATTAACTGGAACTGCCACGGATGGCACGGGCCAGAAAAATAATTCACCCAAAGGATAACTTGGTTCATAATAAATATACCGCGGCAAAGTTGACTCGGTAAATTTGGTCGAAATATTATTATAATCGTAACTGCTAATTATCCCCAAGGGATAATCAACCGGGGAAACTGGGCTTGATGATTGTAACCTAATAACGCCCGATATAATTTTAATCGGGCGCACGGTATTAAATACTCCGCCTGGGCCGACAGTATAAGAAGCAACGCCATTCTGAGTGGTAAAAGATTGAGCCGACCGGTCAAACATCATAAGACCTTCAGCGTTAAAAGAATCCACCATTAAATTCAAAACGCCAAAGGCATCTTCAACATCCGCCGCCTGCGGCTCTGCCCCAAATGCGGAAACACGTAATAAACGGAGAGTCGATTTAATTAATTCATAAACGGTCATTTCGGCAACCATCCTTCACTGCAGTATTTTTCAGCAGTTCGGCGCGTTCCAATGATTTTAATTTCGCCCTCTGGATTTACCATCGAAATTGGGTAAATCAGTTTTTTAAAATCAATTCCACTTTGTATTTCCTGAAGTTCCGTTTCATCGCCATTATGCGCGGCTTCAACTTCGGCATCGATTTCTTTCATTCGCTCATTAACTGCTGTTTGAATATCAAGCGCGTCGTGGAATTTTAGCCAGCGTTCCTTATCCAAAAGGTCATATTCAGCCTGCGAATGAACAACAACTGAATCCTGCAACGTATAATCATCAACATCATATAGCGCAAAAGGGAAAGGTAAATCTTCGTAATTCATAAATTCTCCAAAAGTAAAAGGGAGG